ACACAAGCTTCAGCTTATTTAGATGAAGTTGTAGCAGATATCCAGGTAGGTGATTTAATTAAAGTAGGTAATTCATCAATTGGTGAGCAAAAACTACAAGTTAAATCTATAGCAGCAGACAGCTCAGACGTATTAGATCAAGATGGTGGTGGTACAGATATCATCAGCGCAACAAGGGTCATTACATTTGAGAACAGATACACATTAGCAACAAACATTAACGAGACAGTATTAGAGAGAAGTTGGGGTTATGTAGATAACTTTGACGCAGCTCCAGGTACATCTCCTTATGTTGAAGGCAAAGGTGGTGCAGGAGATGAGGTCCACGTCGTTGTAGTAGACGGTAATGGAGATATCTCAGGCGTAAAAGGAACAATTTTAGAGAAGTGGTCAAACCTCTCAAGAGCAACAGACACTAAAAACGAATCAGGTGAATCTTTATACTGGAAAGATAAGATCGATAATTCATCTAATTGGATCTATGTAGTTAATAATCCATTAACATCAGGTCTAGGTTCAGCAATGGCAGCTCTTTCAACAGCATTACCAAGAAAATTTGATTTCTCAGGTGGTGCAGACGGTAATGGCGAATCAGCAATTAGTTTAGGAGATCTAGCAGTAGGTTACGATCTATTCTCAGACGCAGCTGATGTAGACATTTCATTACTATTAACTGGTAAAGCAGTTGGTGGTAGTAATGGAGAAGGACTACTTAACTATATTATAGATAACATTTGTGAAGTAAGAAAAGATTGCGTTGTATTCGGTTCTCCAGATAGAGCTGATGTTGTAGACGTAACAAGCTTATCTACACAAACAGATAACGTAATTGCATTTAGAAACTCTTGCAGATCTTCATCATACGGTATCATAGACAGTGGTTACAAATATCAATACGATAAGTTCGGTGATGTATATAGATACATTCCATTGAACGGTGACATTGCTGGTCTATGTGCTAGAACTGATGGTGAAAGAGATGCTTGGTTCTCTCCAGGTGGATTCAACAGAGGTCAAATTAAGAATGTTGTTAAACTAGCATTTAATCCAAGACTAGCATTTAGAGATCAACTCTATAAAGCTGGTGTTAACCCAGTTGTTTCATTCCCAGGACAAGGAACAGTTCTATTTGGTGACAAAACACTACTAGCTAAACCAAGTGCTTTTGATAGAATTAACGTAAGACGTTTATTCATCGTACTTGAGAAAGCAATTAGTAATGCAGCTCAATTCTCATTATTCGAATTTAATGATGAGTTTACAAGAGCTCAGTTTGTTAACTTAATTGAACCATTCTTGAGAGATGTACAAGGACGAAGAGGTATATACGACTTTAGAGTTGTTTGTGACGATTCAAACAATACTGGAGAAGTAATAGATAGAAACGAATTTGTAGGTGATATATATGTCAAGCCTGCTAAATCAATTAACTTTATACAACTTAACTTCGTAGCCGTAAGGTCAGGAGTAGAGTTCTCAGAAGTAGTTGGTAAATTTTAAGGAGTAAAGAGAGATGGCATTTAATATAAATGAAATTAGATCGCAGCTAGTATTAGGCGGTGCACGTCCTTCCCTGTTCCAAGTAAGGATTAATAATCCTGTTAATGGTGCTGGGGATCTTAAAACTCCTTTCATGGTGAAGGCTTCACAACTTCCAGCTTCGTCTCTGGGTCTTGTAGAGGTTCCATATTTCGGAAGAAAATTTAAAGTTGCTGGCAACAGGGTATTTGCTCCATGGCCTGTTACAGTCATCAACGATGAAGACTTTCTTATCAGAAATGCTATGGAAGAGTGGTCTCATGCAATTAACAGCCACGTAGGCAACTTGAGAGAGTTTGGAGAAGCTAGCCCGTCAGAATATAAGACTGATGCTACAGTTACTCAATTCTCTAAGACAGGTGTACCTATCAGAGAGTATAAGTTTGTAGGAATTTTCCCAACAGACATTACTGAGATTCCGCTTAGCTGGGAATCAGTTGATGAAATAGCTCAATTTGACGTTTCATTTCAATATGATTACTGGACTGTTAGCGGTGTTACTGGTAACGCGGGCACATAAATATTTGAAAGAGAGCGGACTACTGTCCGCTTCTCTGCTATTTTCATTATGGAGATTCTAAATGGCTCAATTATTCGGCTTTGAAATCAAAAGAGCAGATGACTCTAAACCAGAGTCTAAAGCTCAATCATTCGTTACTCCACAATACGATGACGGGGCAGTCAACGTTACTACGTCCGGAGGGATGTATGGTACCTATGTGGATCTTGAAGGCACTGCTAAAAACGAAGCAGAGCTAGTCACACGTTATAGAAAAATGGCACTTCAACCAGAGGTTGAACATGCTATTGATGATATTATTAACGAAACTATTATTAGTGATCCTACACAACCTGTAGTAGATATTAATCTAGACAATCTAGATCTATCTGTATCAATTAAAAAACGTATTAAAGAAGAGTTTAAAAAAGCCTGCGAGTTATTATTCTTAACTCAATCAGGCTATGAACTATTTCGTAAGTGGTATGTAGATGGAAGGTTATACTTTCATGCAGTAGTAGATGAAACTGATGTAGAGCAAGGGATACAAGAGCTTAGATATATTGATCCAAGAAAAATTAGAAAGGTAAGACAAACAAAGAAAGAAAGAAAAGGCGGATATACTGTTGTTAAAGTAGTAAAAGAATTCTTTGTTTATAATGATAAAGGTTTTCATAGTAAAGCTTATCAAACACCAGACCCATTAGCAGCGGGTGGAGCACAAGGCTTAAAGATTGCTAAAGATTCAATTGTTCATATTACATCTGGCTTATCAGATGAATATAATAAGATGGTTTTATCACATTTACATAAAGCTATAAAGCCATTAAATCAATTACAAGTTTTAGAAGATGCATCTGTAATTTATAGAATAAGTAGAGCTCCTGAGAGAAGAATATTCTATATTGATGTTGGTAACTTACCTAAGATGAAAGCAGAACAATATCTAAGAGATATGATGACTAAGCATAAGAATAGATTAGTCTATGATGCTGCATCAGGTGAGATAAGAGATGATCGTAAGTTTATGACAATGATGGAAGACTTCTGGTTACCTAGAAGAGAGGGTGGAAGAGGTACAGAGATAACGACTCTACCTGGAGGTCAAAACTTAGGTCAAATGGAAGATATAGAATACTTTAAAAAGAAACTATATAGAGCTCTTAATGTACCTATTAGTAGATTAGAACCAGAAGCAGGATTTACTCTAGGAAGAGCATCAGAAATATCAAGAGATGAATTAAAGTTTAATAAGTTTATTAGAAGACTTAGACTTAAATTTAGTTTATTATTTACAAAGATTTTAGAGAAGCAGCTCGTACTCAAAGGTGTCATGTCTTTAGAAGAATGGCACTCAATGAGTCAACAAGTTAAATATGACTTTGTAGAAGATAATCATTTTGCTGAACTTAAAAATTCAGAGATGATGAGAGAGAGATTACAGTTACTTCAAGATATTGAAAATCATACTGGCACATACTTCAGTAAAGATTGGATTAAAAAGAATATCTTACACTTTAATCAAGATGAAATTGATGATATGCAAGCTAATATGGAACAAGAAAAAGCTAATGAGCAAGATTTTGGTCCTGGAGGCGGTGCACACCCAGACGCTCCTTGGAATCAACAACAAGATGGTGAGCCAGAACAGGGTGGCGAAACAAGCTAAATAATAAATATAATGGAGATATATTATGCCTGAAGATACAAAGCAAGTGAACGATCCTAACCTCATCGATATTGATAAAATATTAAAAGGCGCGTTAGGAGATAAACCTTTTGAAATAAAAGGTGCTTTTGATAATGAGATGCTAGACCGAGTCAGTCAGGTTATAGCAGGTAAGAAAGATGCTGTTCATAAAGGTATGTTTGGTGACCAAGAATTAGGAGCCGAACTTGAGCCTAATGATGATGAAGTATTAGATCAAGAGCTTACCGATGATGAAATAGAAGATGCTTTAAATGACGAAGCACCTGAAGAAGAACAAGAAGAAGAAACTCCAGAAGAGGAGCCTGAAGTAGAACCTGAAGAGGTAGAAAACGAGGAACCAAATGAAACGACTTAGCGAAATTTTAGAAGCAGTAGGCGAATTAAAGCATCACGGCAGAGATAAAGCTGAAGGTGAGAAGCAGTTTAAGAAAAAGCATACTGATAATATTCAAGATAAAGAGTACCCAGCAAAGGATACAGATAAAGTATTGAACGCTAGAGATAAAAAGAAAGATACCTCAAAGATTACTCACTTATCAAAAGAAGAAGAAGAAGCAATGTACGAAGCAGCTGAAGTTTCAACTGTTCTAGAATCCGTTGAGGGGATTTATGAATCAGAAGAAGCATCTAATATTATATTAGAAGATGGAACAGAAGTAAGTGTAGACCCTGAAACAGCTGAAGTAGTATTAGAAGTATTCGATTCTTTATCAGAAGAAAATCAAGACAAATTTTTAGAACTATTGGAACAATCAAAAGACACGTTTGTTG